CCCAAAGCTCTCACTGCCTTGGTGCGCAACTGTGTGAACATGTTTGGTTCATACAATGTGGGTTTGGTTTGTACCAATCACACATACGCATCACAGGATATGTTTGACCCTGATGATAAAATCTCCGGCGGTCAAGGTTTCATTTACGCCAGCTCAATTGTTGTGGCCATGAAGAAGATGAAACTGAAAGAGGATGAGGACGGCAACAAAGTTTCTGAAGTAAACGGTATCCGTGCCGGCTGTAAAGTTATGAAAACACGCTATGCCAAACCCTTTGAAGGTGTGCAAGTTAAAATTCCATATACAACTGGTATGAGCCCATACAGTGGTCTTACTGATTTGATTGAGAAGAAGGGCATGCTCAAGAAAGAAGGTAACAGTTTGGTGTTTACCACAAGCGAAGGCGAAATTATCAAGAAGTTCCGCAAAGGTTGGGAACGCAACGATGACAACTGTCTTGACACTGTGATGAAAGACTTTGCAAATATCAAGGAAGAGGTAAGTACCGTTGAGGAGGACGCAGAATGAGCGAAGCAATAGCAGCAGAAATTTGGGGAGAACTCAAACGTTTTGTAAACACAGTTGATCGCCAGGAAGCCGCTGAGACTGTGGTTCAAATTTTAATGGACAATGATTCAGACGTGGAAGATATCCGCGATGCTTTCAAAGGCGATAGTGATATCAAACGAGCACTCACAGCATATCTCGACAACGACAAAGACTACTCAGAAGAAGACGACGAAGAAGATCCTGATGAAGAGGATTACAACGAAGACGACTGGGAAAACTGATGTGGTACAGTCGAGTAGTTGCCAGTCTTGGTGCTATTCCAGACTTTATAGCACACTATGAGCGTGAAATAGATGATGCTAAAAAAGACTGTCGTATTGCCGGTCTTGTTGAAAAAAACATCACAGCACTGCCGGGTATCACTGAGTTTAGATACAACCAGCTTCAAGAAATTGAAGCTGTGTTGAACTACCTCAACATCCAATTGCGCAAGATCCGTAGAAAGCACTTTCAAAAGTACCTGGAAGGCTACGCTCGTGCGTTGACCAGTCGTGATGCTGAAAAGTATGTGGATGGAGAAGACGAAGTGATTGACTACGAAACCATAATCAACGAAGTGGCATACTTGCGCAATCGCTGGTTGGGTATCATGAAGGGTCTGGATACCAAGCAGTGGCAAATGGGGCATATTGTACGCCTAAGAACTGCTGGCATGGAGGACATTCAGGTGTAAATACCTGCATGAAAATTGTACTTGTAACAGGGGGCTTTGACCCCATTCACTCCGGACATCTTGCCTATTTCCAGGCAGCAAAACAACTAGGGGACAAGCTAGTTGTAGGACTTAATTCAGACAACTGGCTTACTCGTAAAAAGGGTAAGCCTTTTATGCCTATAAGTGAACGGTTGGCATTGGTCAGTGCTTTGAATATTGTAGATGAAGTTGTTGTTTATAATGACGACGATGGCTCAAGCGTTGACGCAATTCAACTGGTAAAACAACGACACCCTAATTGCAGTATTGTGTTTGCCAACGGTGGCGATCGCACCAAAGACAACATTCCAGAAATGGTGTTTGATGATGTAGAGTTTGTGTTTGGTGTAGGTGGTGAAGATAAAAAGAACTCTAGCTCATGGATTCTTGAAGATTGGAAAAAGCCCAAAACACACCGGGCCTGGGGATACTATCGTGTATTGCACGAAGTTGGCGCCAATACCAAGCTCAAAGAACTTACAGTGTCACCTAAGACTTGTTTAAGCATGCAACGGCATGACAAACGAGCAGAGTTTTGGTTTGTGGCCGAAGGCGAAGCCACAGTATACACACTAGATTCCAGCACAGACAGAGATATCAAAGACCACATGACCATCCACGAATCATGTTGGATCAATCGCAACGAATGGCATCAACTGTGCAATGAAACAGACCGGCCACTTCGACTGATTGAAATACAGTTTGGTGAAGATTGTGTGGAAGAGGACATTGAGCGTAGATGAAACCAATTCCAATTTTTATTGGGTATGATCCACGAGAAGCTATTGCATATCACACCTGTGTCAACAGTATAATTCGAAACAGCAGTCAGCCTGTGGCCATTGTGCCAGTGGCGTTGAATTTATTCAAAGATTATAGCGAAACACACACTGACGGCAGCAATCACTTTATCTACACTCGATTCCTTGTGCCATATCTCATGCAATACGAAGGCTGGGCTGTATTCATTGATGGCGATATGATTGTGCGAGGAGACATTTCAGAACTTTGGAACTTAAAAGAACTTGACAAAGATGTCATGGTAGTCAAACACGATTACAAAACATGCCGGACTGAAAAGTATCTTGGTGCTAAGAACGAAGATTATCCACGCAAGAATTGGTCTAGTGTGATCTTGTGGAATTGCAACAGTCATCCCAATAGACGCCTTACACCTGAATTTGTGCAAAAAGCCACAGGTGCTGAATTGCATCGTTTCTCATGGCTAGAAGACCGACGCATAGGTGAATTGCCTCCAGAATGGAATTGGTTGCCTGATGAATACGGGCCAAACCCCGACGCCAAGCTCTTGCACTATACCTTGGGCACTCCATGCTTTCACGAGTTTGCTGACACACCACAAGGTAACGAGTGGCATCGCGAACGCATGCTCACAGAATATTGCCAACAACGCATATGATTTTCCACAGTAAAAATGGTGAAGATGAATACATCAATATGCTTGCACACGGTTGCGGCCAACTGCCAGTTGCTGAGTTTGATTATGATGCCAGTAACGATCCTATAGTATTACGTGGTATCTTGAAACACAAAATAATGAAACGCTGTTGGGATGATAAACGCGATTTTTATTACGTAGACACAGGATACTTTGGTAATACCCGTTGGAAGCAGTGGCATCGACTTGTTAAAAACAATCTTCAGCTTACTTACATACAGCCTCGTTCAGGTGATCGATGGGAAAAACACGGAATTAAATTTCAGCCGTGGCAGCGAGGTCGTAATATTATTGTAGCTGTGCCTGACGAAAAGCCTTGTAAATTTTACGGCATAGATCTCAATCAATGGATAGATCAAACAGTTGCCACAATTAAACAACACACTGATAGACCAGTGATAGTAAGACAACGAGCACCAAAGAGGATAGATAGAATAGCAACAGACACACTAGCACAGGCATTAACAGATGCACATGCTCTAGTTACATTCAATTCCAATGCTGCTACTGAAAGCATATTGTTAGGAGTTCCAGTATTCACACTTGCACCTAACGCCGCAGAACCAGTTGGCTTGCAAGATTTGTCACAGATAGAAAACCCCTATTATCCAGACCAGGACAAATTGTATGTATGGGCATCAAGCCTGGCATATGGCCAAGTTCATGTTGAGGAAATGAAAAATGGAACAGCACTTGAAATTATAAAATTATGAACTTGCATTTTATCACAAGCATAAACAAAGAATACTGGGATCTAACAGCCAAGTATTGTATTCCAACATGGAATTTACCCGGTCGTGTGACTGTGTATGTTGAACAAACCGAAGGTGACATGAAGTGGGTTAGTGAAATTCCTTTTGATGTTGAACTGATTACTGTGCCTAGACTCAAATGGGAAGCTGGCAATCGCCGACGTAAAGTTTTAAAATTCTGGGGAAAAAGTTATACACAAATTCGCGCAGTACAAACACGCGGTATTGATGAACGTGTGATATGGTTAGATGCTGACATGGAACAAACGTTTGATGATACAATTCCAGAGCAGGAGTTTGAATCAGCATTCAAGGAGTCAGTTGCATTATTAAACAGTGACGATCATGAAGATTGCTGGGAAACAGGAATTGTAATTTTCAATCAAAACTGCGATAAGCTGGGTAGATTTATCAAGAGATATCACGATGCCTGGAACAACGAAGACACTATGGAAAGTTTATGGAGACCGTATGATGCACAAGTGATTGGACATGTGTCAGAAAAAAGTTTTCACAACCTATGCAAGTCATCATGTACCAATGCAGATGCAATAAAAAACAGTCAGTTTGGCCAATACTTTACACATTGGATTAACAAAGAAAATAAAGACCTCTTGAG